TTCGTGAGCTCGCGGTGGACGACTACCGTTTCGCCGAAGGGTCGCTGTACCACTTCGTCAAGGCGGCGTGGCCGGTCATCGAGCCTGGGACCCGCTTCACGGACGGGCGACATATCAGGCTCATCTGTGAGTATCTCGAAGCGGTGACACGGGGGGAGCTCAAGCGGCTCATCATCAACATACCCCCGCGCTACATGAAGTCGATAATCGTGACGGTCCTCTGGCCGTGCTGGGAGTGGTTGCGCTCGCCTGAGTCTCGGTGGGTATTCTCCTCCTACTCCGCGAGCCTGGCGACCAAGCACTCCGTGGACCGCAGGACGGTCATGGCGTCCGACTGGTATCGGTCCGCCTGGGGCGAGCGCTTCGAGCTGACTAAGTGGCTAGAGAGCGAGCTGACCAACGACCGGCGCGGCGCGATGTTCGCCACCTCCATCGGCGGCACCGTCACCGGCAAGGGCGGTACCCGTATCGTCATCGATGACCCGCTCAACCCCCAGCAGGCGGCTAGCAAGGCGGCGAGGGAGAGCAGCCTCAACTTCTACCGACACAGCCTCTCAACCCGTCTCGACGACAAGGAGAATGGCGCTATCGTCATCGTGATGCAGAGGCTCCACGCTGAGGACCTTGCGGGCTGGCTCATCGACAATCAACCCGAGGCGTGGACGCACCTGAGCCTACCCGCTGTCGCCACGCACGACGAGCGCATCGAGATAAGCGGGCGCACCTGGACACGCCTAGAGGGCGACCTGCTCTGGCCTGAGAGGGAGAGCCACGGCAATCTCGCCGATATGCGCGTGGCCCTGGGCTCCTACGGCTTCGCCTCTCAGTTCCAGCAGAGCCCGAGCCCAGAGGAGGGCGGGCTGTTCAAGCGGGCATGGTGGGCGCGCTACGACCCGACGAGTGCTGAGTTCAAGGCGCTTGCTTTCGATGAGGTCTACCAGTCCTGGGATTGTACGTTCAAAGGGCTCGATGATTCCGACTTCGTCGTGGGCCAGGTCTGGGGCCGCAAAGGCGCTAGCTTCTATCTGCTCGACCAGGCGCGGGGGCGCTGGGATATTATCAGGACCATCGCCGAGATCAGGTCACTCTCAGAGCGGTGGCCTCAAGCGACCCGCAAGCTCATCGAGGACAAGGCGAACGGGCCTGCTGTCATCTCTATGCTCAAGGATGAGCTAGGGGGTATAGTCGCCATAAACCCAAGCGGGGGCAAAGAGACTCGGGCGGCTGCTATCTCACCGCGTGTAGAGGCTGGTAACATCTATCTACCCGAAGGGGTGCCGTGGGTCGATGAGTTCATAAACGAGGCCGCTGAGTTCCCGACAGGAAAGCATGACGACCAAGTGGACGCGATGACCCAGGCAATCAATCACATGACAAGCCGCCGAGGACCGAGGAGTGCGGTGGTATAAGGAGTGAGCGCATGACCTTGCTCGACAGAATCAACCGCGCCATCCGTCGCCAGACGCCGGACTCCAAGGGGAGCCGCGTCTGGCGTTCGGTGTTCAAGGAGACGGGCACGGCCGCGTCTATGGGCGCCCCGTTCTTCAAGGACTACGAGAGCTTTCTGCTCGCGCCTAAGATGGTGGACTGGGTCTATTCCGCTGCATCGGTGCGGGCGTACTCACTCGCTAAGAACGGGTACGACATCGTCAACCGTAAGACGGGGGAGCCCGCCGCGGATGACCACCCCTTCCGCGTACTCATCCGCGAGCCTAATGAGTATCAAACCGACTTCGAGTTCTTCGAGGAGATTGAATATCACCTCATGCTTACCGGCAACGTGTTCATGGCTGGCGAGGAGTTCAACTCCAAGGGGCAGCCGCGGGCGCTCTACAATCTGCGGCCAAGCAGGGTCAAGATTATGCCGTCGCCCGAGACGATGATACGCGGCTATCTCTACTACCCAGGCACAGCGGGAGAGCCGCCGATACCGTATGGCCGCGAGGAGGTCATACACCTCAAGTACCCGAACCCCGCCAACGACCTCTACGGGCTCGGGGTCTGCGAGGCCGCAGAGAAGGTGCTCAACGCTGAGGTGTTCCACCGCAAGAGCATCGAGGCGTTCTTCCAGAATGGGATGCAGCTCTCAGGCTATGTGACAAGCGACCAAGCCGTGGACGACATAAGCTGGGAGAGGGCCAAGGCTGACTTCAAGGCGACCCACGGCGGCACCGGCAATCGCTACAAGACCGCGTTCTTTGATAGCGGGCTCAGGTATGTCCCGATTCAGGTGAGCCCAGGCGATACGGGCCTGAGCGACATCACGCAGGACAACCGCAACCGCATCCTCGCCATGTTCGGCGTGCCGCTCTCCAAGGCTGGGCAGCGCGAGACGAGCGCGGTCAAGGACGACAGCGAGGACCGATTCTTCTACAACGAGACGATTCTGCCTGACCTCGTGCGCCTAGAGATGAAGCTCAACCGCTGGGCGGCGTCGGTCGGCTGGGGCGATGTCGAGCTCGTGTTCGAGCGACAGAAGTTCGAGGACGAGGCCGCAGCCATCGCCCAGGGCGCACAGCTCTGGGCCAGCGGGCTCGGCACGCTCAACGAGTCGCGGCGCATGGCCGGTCTGGCTGACGCGGTCAACGGAGACGTGAGGCAGGTCGGGCTCTCGGTCGAGGAGGTCGAGACTGACATCGTGCAGCAGGCCATCGCCAAGGGGCGGGCGGGGAGCAAGGCATCCCCGTCACTCCGCAAGGCACGACGCAAGTTCGCGCTCAAGGCACGCAAGGCGACCATCGAGAGCGCGGCGTCGAAGTGGACGACAAACGTAGAGCGGTTCTTCGCACAGCAGAGCGTCCGCATTCTCGCCAGGATGGCGCAGAATCGCTCGCCTAGGGATATATCCCCCTCGGACATCATGGACCGCGAGAGCGAAGATAAGGAGCTGAGGCGCGTCATCGCCCCGCTCCACCGCTGGGCGGTGCTTGAGGCGGTGAAGACCACGAGGGCGCTGGTGGCTAAGAAGGCGCCCGATATCGAGTTCCCCAACCTCGACAAGTTCGTGAGCAAGCTGGGCGACAAGATAGTGACGGTTAACGGCACGACACTCCAGGCGCTCAAGGACCAGCTCGCCGAGGGCATCCGGCGCGGGTACTCGATGGAGCAGATTATGCGCGGCAACGACCAGGAGGGGTTTAGCGGGTTCAGCGGGGTATTCAAGGACTATGCCGAGCAGGGCGGCTATCGCTCAGAGCGCATCATCCGCAACGAGACGAGCGTGGCCTACAACCGCGCTACGGTCGAGACGTACAAGGAGCTAGGGCTTGAACGGGTCGAGCTCGCCGACAACCTCGACGGGTGGAGCGACGAGGAGGAGGGCGACGAGTGCTTAGAGCGAGACGGGCAGATAGTCTCGCTCGAAGAGGCAGAGCAGGCCGTGGCAGACGAGCACATCCAGGGCACGCTGACGCTAATACCATTCACCGAGTAGAGGAGAGGCATGAACACTAGAGCAGCATTCAATCTGGATTTCGCCGCGACCAAGGCGGTCGAGGGCGTAGAGGCGGGCATCAAGGGCATCATCATCGAGGGGTACGCATCGACCTTCGAGGAGGACCGCGACGAGGAGATAGTCGACCGCAGGGCGTTTGACCAGTCGTTCAACACCTATTTCGGCAAGAACCCCGTGATGCTCTACGACCACGGCAATGACCCCGACATGGCTCGCAAGCCCATAGGCCATATGACCGCAGGGCGGGTAGACCAGCGGGGGCTCATGGTGCGCGGGTTCCTGCCTGAGCCCAGCAGCGGGTTCACGGCAGCGCGTGAGGTATATGACAAGGTCAAGGCGGGGATACTCCGCACGTTCAGCATCGGCGGGTTGTTCAAGCGTCTCGGTAAGGTCATCACAGAGATTGACCTCTACGAGATAAGCATTGTGAGCATCCCTAGTAATCGCTCGTCTATGTTCGCTGTGGTAGAGAAGGCGTTCAAGGGGCCCATCACCGATGCCCACGATACGAACAACCTCCGCTCAACCCTCTGGGAGGCGTCGTCTCTGTTCGCCGATGTAGTCTCGACGTGTATCGCTGACCCAAGCAAGAGCGATGCTGAGCGCGTTGACTTCATACGGGCGGCGGGCGATGAGCTGACTAGCAT